AGTGTTTATTGCAGCCTCGGCTGCATCTTGTCCTGTTTTAATATTTCTAAATGCACGATTACCTACAGTAAATGCACCAGCCTTTTCTCCCTTTTCAGAAAGCTTAAACATTGTAAATATCTTCTTGCTTGCTTCATCTGCTGATAACCCAGCAGCCATTAGAGCAGTCTTAATGTCTATTGCTACTTGTGGAAGTTCACTTTCTTTAGACTGATTAATTAATTTAATTTGATCAGTATATACTTCCTTAACTTCCTTCTTAAGCTTCTTATACTCTTCAATTGTCATGGATATAGGAAGTCCAGCATCTTGCATGCTTTCATAAAGGAACTGATTTCTTTCTCGTATTGCTTCTATGTTTTTAACAGTATCTGCAAGCTTTGAGTTGTAATCAGTAAACTTAAGTCCCGCCTTTTTGGCAGCTTCTTCTGTTAGTCCGTATTGTGTTACCCCAACTCTTAAATGTTCGTTGTGATCCCTTATTCTTTTATTGATAAGAATAAAAGCTCCTGTTGCTACAGCAAGTCCTACATTTAATCTTGTAAGACCCATTCCAATTCTTCCCAGGGTTCTTGTTACTGCGCTCCCGCTCTTGGCAGAATTCTGAAGAGCTGCGCCGTATCTATTGAGCATTCTTCCGCCCTTGGCGTATGTTCCATCTTCCAACATTTCACCAGCAACTTTTGTCCCTCTTGCTGTAGAGAATATAGGAGTTTTTGCAGAAGCTGGAATCTTAGACATAAGTCCACCGACTCTTCCTTGTGCGCCTTCAGCTTTTGTCTGCATCATTGCCGTCATCATCATTTGAGGTATGATAAATGAAAGCGTCTGCATTATTGTTTGAAGTAAAGGATTAGTAATCTTGCTCGCAATTAGCATTGGTGCTAGTGAGGCTCCAAGCATTGCAATGTTTCCGCCCTTCATGTATCCGTTTGGAACAATGCCTCCTGAATTTCTAGGTACAAATAGCTCTGGTCCTTTTTCTCCCACAACGTATGGTTGACCTGCGTTAACTGGTCCGCCCATTTCTCTTTTTTCTAAACCAAATATAATTTTCTTTAAAGATTCTGTAAGCGGAGTATCTTTTTTAGAATCCCAATTTAAATATTTGTTTCGCAAAATATCTTTATCAATTGGAGAAAGTTGTTTAATTATGTTTCTGTCTCCAACAAGATCTGAAGCGGCTGATCTTATTACAGAGTCTAGCACGTCTGGCTCGAGTCCGTTCTTTAATTTACCATCTGGCATCTTTACATATCCGTAAGGTTTTTCTTTTGCTAGTGCTGCCGCAAACTTGTCATAGAATAATTTTTGAGTATGCTTTCTTAAACCTGTGTTTGCAAATAGCTTGTCGGCCATTTCAATAGATAGAGAGTTCACGCCCCATGGAGCTGACTCATACATACTTGGCTTAGGTGCTCCAGTTGGGCCAAATCCTGCACCAATTCTATGCATTGCTTTACCCTTAAGAACGTTTCCAATTAATCCGCCAATATTGAATCCATTTTCTGGTGTCTTAAATGCATTATCAGATAGGCTTACAGAGTGACCCTTTTGTCTGCGCTTCAATTCATCTGCTGCAAGCATTTTGGCAATTGCTGCTGGAGTCATTGTTTTTTCTGGAGACATTGTTACTGATGAATGAACTCCATGCAAATCTCTGTAAGTTTGTCTTCTTGCATCAGATAGTCTTGTGATCATTGCATTGTAAATAACTTTTTCTTCTGTGTTTAAATCAAATCTACCTATTGTTTGTTTTAGCTTTGGGAGAGCAGATTCAATTTCTTGCAGCATGCGATCATTGTATTGATCAGGTGTCATACCTCTTGGAATATCTGAAGTTGCTTCAGCAAAGAATTTCTTTGTACTGCTTCCTTTTACTCCAAGCAAGTTGATCATTGCTTGTTGTTTAAATGAAGGCATTGTTGCAGAATAATCTCTTGGTCCAGAGGCTGTTGAAAATACCCCAGCTGGACCTACATCGGCAAGTATGTTCCCAGAAAGGTTACCCCTGCCTAAATCTTTGTCGCCACGTAATGATGATGCAACTAACTGTCTAAAGTATTGATCTTCTGTAAATTTACCATCTTGATTTGCTATAGCAGGATTGTACTTAGACTCTAAAGCTAGTAGTGTTCTAGATCCTCTTCTGTCAGTTGGGTCTCTCATTACAACAACTCTTTGATTAGGTGTTTGTAGTCCGTGAACATCACGAGCAATTTCAGTTGCTCTTATCTCAGCAAGCGCTGCTTTTTCATCTAGTACTGGCTTAACAAAAACCTTTTCCCCGTTCTTGCTATAAACTCCACCAATTCCAGATACTGGGAAACTTCTTCCTGATGTTGGCTCTAGCATAGCGTCATAATCAGTTACTGGGGTCTTGCTAAATCTAGAGTCTTTAACTGCTTGACTTGCTTTTTCCATAGCAACCTTTGCGGCTCTCTGGGCTTCAACCTGCTTAATAGATCTTGGCATTCCTAAGAACAACGCTTTACCGCCGCCAAACAATCTTTGTGCAAACTTTCCTGGTACTTGTCCACCCTTATTTAATTTAACCGCTCCTGCAAGAGCAAGTTTTCCACGAATTGGAATCCAAGCTTTTCCTGCAGAGATTGCTTGCAAAAACATGTTGAGTGCAGTTTTTTGTTTTGGTGATGGAGGAGCAACTCGTGGTTTCTTGTCTGATGCAGCTACAAATCTTGTATCATACTGTAATGCTTGTATTACATCGTCTACGCTTCCAGGGACTCCAGATTTTCTTACCATTTCTTCAAAGTCAGCAATTGCACTTGCCCTCTTTAAATGAATTACATCTGGTTGAAAATTTTTGCCCTGAAGTTGTGCAGCAATTGTATTAAATGCTGCAGGCATAATAGCAGCAAATCCTGCAAATCCTCTTGAGCCAACTCCACCTAGTTGTGCTATTAAAGATCTTCTAAATGCGTGGCCTCTAGCAGTTTCAACTAATCTTCCTCCGCCGCCTTGTATTTTACCAGTTGCTCTAGGTATTGACTTTAAATCTTCATGAGCTTCTGCAAATAATGGGTTTCTGCTCATTGATCTTAAAACCCTGTTCATATTTCTATTTAAAAAGTTATCGCTAGTTAAACCAGAAGCCGTTGCGCTTCTTCCTTCTTTTACTAATCTTTTGTCTCCCATAGAATATTTTTCGTCAAAAGCAGCAAGCTGTGCTGTTCTAGTTTTAATCCAGTCTTCGGGAGATCCATTAAGGTCCTTAGCAGCATCAAAATTAGCAGTAGCTATTTCAATAGCTTTTTTAGTTCCTATCTGTGGGGCAACTCCCAAATACTCTGAAGCATCTAGTGCAATAAATCTTGCACGAACATTGGCTTCATAGTTTGGATCGTTAATAAATTCATAATACATTTTAAGAGCTCTTCTGTATTGAGCATCTGTCATAGGCTTTCCTGCATGAGGGTGTGGGTGAACTCCTCCGCCTTGATGTCTTCCCATACCAGTTGTATTACCTGGGCCACCATTTAATTGCAACATTAGTTCTGGATTACGCTTAGCAATTTTTGCTGGAATTACTGCTTCTCCAGGAGTTAAAACTACTGGAACCATTCCTCCAGTGTTTCTAAATGTTGGAGTGCCACCAATAAGTTTGCTAATTGTAGGCATGTTTCTTTGTGTTGCAGCTTTATTAATTACAAATGATTCGGGCTCGGCCATTGTATGATAGGTGTCTGTGTTACCAGTTCCTGGAACTATTCCGCCTTTATTAAACTTAGGCTTTGTTGTTTCAATGTTATATCCTGCACCTGAAGTTCTAACTCCGCCTAGCGCTCTAGCAATTTTATCTACTAATGTTTTTGTAGAACCCTTATGAAACATTTCTTTCATATTTGATTTACCAGTTACTGGGTCTACTACAGGTTGAGATGTTAATGGAACTGTTGTTAAGTTTACAGATCTTCCTTGTCCAGCTGCAATCTTTTGAGCTGTCTCAGCAAGCATTGCTTCAACTGTTGCATTTAATTGAATTACTTTTATTCTTGCTTCGTCTGCTGTTATTTTGCTTTGCTGTAGCTGCTTAACGATTAAAGCAGTTTCTTGTGCAGCCATGCTTGTAATTTCTGAAAATTCTGGAAGCAAGGCTTGATAAGAATTAGATAGACTTGATGTAATTGTTCCTGTAGCATTTACCTCTGCCTTTAATACTTTAAGTTCTGCTTCTGATTGCATTGCAATTGCCGCTGTCATTGCATGCCACTTTGCTGCCTCTTGAGCAACTATACCAGTCGATGTTCCGTTTACAGATGTAACACCTGGAATCTTTGGAAGATCTGCGTTCATATATGCTTGAGGGTTTTTACCAATTCTAACGTTTACTGGTCCTGCTCCTGGAACTGTTCCAAATATTGTCCCCGCCTGTTGTGTTTGAGCAGGAATCATGTGAGACATATCTCTTGAGTATGAATCTCCAATTAATGGATTATTTTTATCAACATATCTTGGCGTTCCGCCTGGAGTTCCCGCTGCAATTACTCCGCCTGCAACTGTTGAGATGCTTGGTTGCACTGCAACTTGCGCTGTAGATGCTGCTACCTGAAGATTATCAAATGATGCTGCAAGAGTATTTACTGCATTTGTTAATACAACTGTTGCTTCTGTATCTGAATAGAATGATGTAGCAAGACCTTTTGCTGCTGCATCTGCCGCTAATATTTCTGGAGTAAGGAGCTTAAACCCATGTCCTCCTGTAGCCATTTGTCTTAAAGAGAATATTCCCTTTGTAACATAACCAATAAAGTTGGCCATAACACCAGTTAACATAATTAGTGGTCCAGCAAATGCTGTTAGTCCACCAAGAGCGTTAAGGAATGTTTTAACTGGACCTGGAAGTCCTTGGAAAAACTTAATGATCCCATCTACTACATTTAAAACCTTTGTGCTAATTCTTAAAAATTGTTCTCCTACTGAAGCAAGGTCTGCTTGGACTGAAGCCCATGCTCTTTTAAATTGTCCTGAAGCGGACTCTGTCATCATAGTTAATTCTCGAGCAGAGATATTTGCAAGATCTGTAGCGCTTGCTTTCATTAAATCCATTACCTGAAGAGTTTGAGATCCTTCTTTACCTAGGTTTTCAAATAGGGCTGACATTCTTGCATACTGGAACTTACCAAACAACTGTTCAATTGCTCTTGACTTGCTTAGTGGATCTAGTCTGTCTAAAGCTGCTTGAAGGTCTGTAATTGTTTCAGTTAAATTTCCCGCATTAGATGTTACAATCTTATCTATATCTATACCAAAGCCAAAAAACATTTCCTTTGCAACCTTTGTTGGGTTGATAAGAGATGCCATTGCTGACTTAATTGCGTTAGCACCTTCTGATGCGTTTACTCCGCCTTCTTTCATTGCAGTTAAATACAATGCTAAATCTTTTACATCTCCACCTAAAGACTTTACAACAGGGCCTGCTTTAGGGATTGCTTCAACTAAATCTTGTAGAGAAGTGGATGTCTGGTTTTCAACAGCGTTAAGAAAGTCAATAGATTGAGTTAATTCATCTGTACTTGATTTAAATGCATTTTGAATAGCAAGAGTTGCCTTCATTGCTTCTTGTCTGTCTACTTCACCAAGGATTGAAAGTCTGCTTGTCTGTCTTGTAGCTTCTAGAAGGTTTCCGCCTTCTTGTCCTGTTGCAGCAAGGTCAGCTGCTAATGCAATAGTTTCTTTGTATGCAATTCCGTATGCTCCAGCAATTTCTCTTGCTGTTTCGGAAACATCTTTTCTTACTTTTGCTAGCTCTGAAGATGATGTTGCACTTAGTCCGCCGTAAACCTTTGTAAGTCTTACAAGCTCTTGATCTGCTTCTCTAAATGCTTTTTGTGCAGCCATTCCAAATGCTGCAAGAGGAACTGTTAGTCCTACTGTTAACTGACGGCCAGCCCACTGGGTGTTCTTACCCCAATTGATAAGCTGATTAGATCCATCGAGCATTACCTTATTCATGATAGATAGCTCTTGTCTTGCAATTGCCGTCTTGTTCTTTATTTCATCAAGGCCCTTTGCAACCATAACATTGTATTGCATTAGGCCTTGTGCGTTTTTGCCGATAGGCTGAATGATTGCATTCTCTAGCATTACCTGCTGCTTGGCCAGGTCTCTAATCAGGCTGCTTGTTTTCTTTGTATGCCCACTCCAGGCGTTGTAGTATTCCCCTAGTTTAAGTCTTCCTCTATCTAGGTTCCTACCAAATTTTTCTACGTCTGATGTAAGCGATACAAAGTGTGATGAAAACTGTCCCGTTGATCGCATAGTTTCTGCGAAGGACTTATTCATTACAGCAATTTGATTTGCTAGTTTGGCGTTAGTTCCCGCCGTTGTTTCTTGTAATTTTACGAGTTGGGCAGTAACCGCAGCAAGCTGAGTTCTTAAACTCGTGAAGTCTGCGTTGGCGGTAATATTGGTGGTGATTAAATTATCTGCCATATGTATATGTTACTCTATTCGGTATCCTAATCCTGCGTTAATGCCAAAGCCAGCTTCTGCTGCAAGACCACCTTGTAATGAAACAACATCATCTGCTGATGTGGTTATACCAAGTGCTCTTCTTCTGACATCTTCGAAGGATGATCCCTCCTCATTATTACTGCTTTCATCTAAATCAACACCTTGAATCGAAGCTAGGAATTTCCTTTTTTCTGATTCCGTTTTTTGCATTGACTTAAAAGTCTGGACCATCTCTGGCATTGAAAGATTATCTTCTAGTTCTTCGTAATTTTTCCAATTACCTAGAAGAAATACTTCCCCCTCTAAAGCGGCTAGATCTAGTTCTGACCAGCCAGAACCGCTGCCGCTAGTAGGTTTGGGTCGTCCATCTTAATCCCTCCGCATACTTCTAGAATGCGATTGATGGTTGGAACGTCAAGTGTGTCTTCAAATGCGTCTTTGTCTGCTACAAGATCTGGAAGCTGCTTTTTTAGTGCTACTCCACAGGCCTCAATAAGGATTGTTAGTGTTTCATCTTCTGATGTTACTTCTTGTGTTCTTTGAATGACCTTCATAAACTCACGTAGCTCTTTAATTGTTAAAGGCTTGAGCTTAACTGTTGCGCCATTTTGTAGTTGAATTTCTTCAACATCGTATACTGTTGTTGCCATTTAATCCTCCTAGGATCGTCTTAATTATTGTATCATATTCAAAATACAAGAGCAATAGAAAACCCCCCAATTTCTTGGGGGGCTCTATTAATTAATTAAATTAATTACACTGATAGAACACGGTCTACGATGAAACCATATTCCTGACCTACGTGTGATGAATCACCTGATGGTAGCAAACGGAATGTTACTGGGAATGTTGATGCTGCGTTACGAGCCAAAGAGAACTGTGACTGTTGTACAGAAAGAACACGACGTGCATAATATACACGCTCAGTTGCAGTATCTGTTGTTGAAGTTGGTGCTTGACCAACTGCAATTAGCTGACGCTCTGTTGGTGCTTCACCAAGAGCTCCACCTGCGATACCTAGCTTCTTACCAGAATCTGTAAGTGTATCTGACTTCTGACCAAATACGGCAAGAACGTTCTCAAGAGTACCTTCTGCCATTTCTGTTGCGATCATAACTTCCATTGACTCCTTGAAAAGCTTTGCTGTATCAAGAAGCTGATCTACTGTTACTGAACCGTATGATGGGTTGTATGTAACCTGAAGACCGTTATTTGTGTAACCTACGTTACGGTAAAATGCACCCTTTGTGTCAAGGGCTGGTGATACCGCACCAGTTGCTGCTGTTGTAACATCAACCTTGTTCAAAGAATCTGTGTAAGACTCTCCTGTTTTAAATGCTGGGACTGTCTTATTCTTGTTTGCTGCAAATGCGTTTAGTGTTCCTGCTGGTGCAGAAACTACATAATCTGGGCTGGTGATGTCTGTTACTGAAAGAAACAGTGGAGACGCACCGACAAGAATATTTCTAGCATTACCAATATTTTGTGCCATGTTGTAAAACCTCCTGTTAAATAAATATATATATATTGACTTACTTTAAATCAAGCTGGCTAGGCTCATTTCCTCTTATGTCCAATTTTACTGGATTAACCCTTTAAAAGCAACTAGGCAAATCTACCTAGTCCGTCGGTGACTCTGGAGTACTTGACCTCTAGTATTACGTCTGATGACAAAAAGCCCTGAAGTTCAAGGGATGGGTCAATTGGAGAAGTTTCTGTAATATGAATGCTGTGGAAAATTAATTTGTTGGTGGTCTTTAAAGAATTGACATCTTTTGCAGATTCGTCCATTCTTCTAAACAGGTCAGTCATTAGGTTTCTTATCTCATATATCTCTGTTATATCTGTTGAGTATATGGTAAACAAAACCTTTTCGCAGCATATCAGCCAGTTCTCTTCATAGGACATTCCGATCTTGTCATATACGATATGCTTTTTACCGTTTAGGAATTGATCCATTTCTGGTAATTGCTGAACTGGAATAATAGGTACTATCTCAGATCCTAGATTATCTGAGTAGTAGTCGTCTGGATCAAATAGTCCAGTAAGTTTTAATTGGGTCCACAAGAACTTGCGAAGCTCAAACATTGCGTCTATTTTATAATCTACTGTCATAGTGACCCTCCAAATGATGAGCTTAATGCTGCATCTGCCTGCACTCTTATTTTACCAGCACTGAAGCTATACTGCACCTTTTTAATATTAGTTGGTACACTCAATGCTCTTGCAATCTTAGCATTAAATATTCTTTGAAACCCTGAAGACTTTATTGAGGAGTTTACTGGTTGACCTCCAAAGAATCTTCCGTATGTGAGTGCAAATTGATTTGTTGCAGCCTTGCCTCCTGGCCTCTTGACTGTAACTGAGGTGCCTTTGGGCATAAAGACTGTTGCACCATCTAATTCAAATACTAGGCGTTCTGCGGATCTTGGTCGAATTACTATGGGCATTCCTTCTTCCATTACGGAAGCTTTATTAGCAAATACATATCTATTCTTTTGTTTTTTATTTTTAGACGGTACTGTTGATTTAGATAGTTTAAAATCACGGCCTACTCTAAATGAAAGGCCTTCAGAATCTATTAGATATAGGTTGAAAAGCCTTGCTGTTGGGTTGCCAGTTTTATTCCACTCGTATACATGGTGAAGGCTTTTAGGCTTTACTCTTGCTTGGGCATCAACGTACTGACCAAAATCTTTTTCTATTTGATTAAATATGGTTGTTTTAAATAAATTTTTAAATTCAGCATTTGTTGTTAGCTTGGCAATAACAGCTGCTTCATAATACAAAAATGCAGATACTTGAGCCACGGTGCTATCTTTTATTACTCCTGGAACTGATCCTGCCATCAATCTTTCAAGACCGCTGGCTGTTTGTAATAATGCTACGCTACTGTCCAATTACCTGATTCTCCGATCTTTTAACGGTTGTATTGTAACCAATAATTCCGCCCATCGGCTCTGTAATTGGAGTAACTCCCATTACTTCAAATACTGTTGGCGTGTTGCTTGGAAAGTTAATCTCTTCCCAAATAACAGTTCCGTCTAAATTTCTAATGTTTGTAACCTTTTCGTTAAATACTAATTTGGATGTAGTTCTTATTTGAATCATCTGCTCATTAACATATTTGTTTGAAAAGGTCTGCTTGTCTCCAGATCTGCTGGCTGTAGAATTACTAATAGTTCCTTTTGCGCTGCATGCAACTGTTCTATTAAATTGCCAGTCTTTCTTTAAAGATCCCGTCGCTGGGTCCTGTGTTTCAAATTGCCTATATACATCAATAAGCATTGGAAGAACGGAGTCGACAAGATCATACATTAGATAAGGACCATTTGAGATATAACATGTGGAGCAAGCAATTGATCTGCATATAGATTGCCAGTTCCTTTTGATGCTGAGCTGTTATATTCAAAACTCCAGTCAAATGTCTTAATGGATTTAATGTACTTATTTCTCCAGACTTTGTCCTTTGAGAAATAGTCTTTCATTAGTTCAACTGTTGCCATCTGCACTTGAGCGGGAACTAAATCCCATCCAAATTCGCCAACGATCTTATACTTAACGTTCTTAGAAAAGACTCCATTATATGTATCATTAATTGTTGGAGGAACTAAACCATTTGCAACATATACTGAATTGTCTAATAGGTTTACTCTATTAACTCTTATTCCAAAACCTGTTTCTGAAACAATTGGGTCATATAGCCAGTTGTTTACCTTTGGTGTAGCAAGGTTATCTACAAGAAGTATATCGTTAGAATAAATCTGGTATATCCGATTTATTTTAGATGATAGGGGTAGAGTATCTGATTCGTCTCCGTATATAATCTTTGTGTCTGGATACAGGTAGAATTCTTGCTGAGTGTATTCTTCAATTAATTTTCTTGCATATCTCTCAGCCATCTGGAGGTCTGAGTATGTCTTGTAGTTAGGATCACTTGGATCCGACCCAAAGTTTAATTCATCTATTTGCTCATTGATAGAAACGTATGGGGTTACAACATTCACATAAGTTGTATGAGTTCCCACTGTTGATCCAGCTACTGCGTATTCCCAGACGAGCTTTAGCTTTCTGGGATATGCAGAATAGGAAAACGGTAGCACAACTTGATATGTGCCGACATCTGTTTCAACGGCTGTTCCTGTTAGAGTAAGTAATAAATTGGTAGAAGATATAACGTTAGCAGGGTTTTGAGTAATGTCATAAACCTTTGCCGTTACGTTACCCGTAGGGGATGCTAATTCACCCTCCCAGTAGATCTTTGTTCTGATCGGTGAATTGCTGTTTACATATATCTCTGCCATTTTATAAGCTTAGATTAGTTGTAATACTCCTGAACTTCCTTTGGAGTTGCTAATCTAAAGCCCTCCTCCTTATCAAAAATTTCTTGAGCATTTTCTTCTGTCATTGCAATAAAAGGGTGCTCTTTTGTAAATGTAAATCCAATGATATCGTATCTGAAGTTTTCTCTAGTCATTCGAACTAGAACCGTATCTTCTGGCTGAGCATCTAGGCTAAATCTAGGAAGAATCTCTTCTGCGTCTTCGTTAAATTCATCTGTTGCGTCTTCGATATCTTTAATAGTTTTTTGATAGACAGACCATGTAACTCCCTCTTCTGCAAGGGCGGCAACGATATCTGCCTTACTCTTAATTCCATCAGTATCAACTGCAAAGTCCTCTGCAATTTTTCTGAGTTCTGCGACCTTCAATGTCTCAAATGACATATTATCTCCTTTGTTAGGTTCTTCAATTATAGCATTGATAAATTAAAATGAAAAGCCCCTAAAATTAATTAGGGGCCTTTCGAGGGTTTTATCTTAAATTAATTAAGAAGCAACCTTAACGTTCTTTACAACTACCCAAGCGTCTGCCTGCTCGATTTGAACTCCAACACGAGTATACATTGTGTACTCGATTGTGTCCTTACGTGGCTGGAAGAAGCGGTAAACGGTTACGTCACGCTTGATACCAATAACTACGTTATTTGGGAATGTCAAGTGGATATCTCCGTGTGAACCTGTTGGTGTTGCGTATGTACCAGTCTGTGTTTCATTAAGAAGTGGAACTTCAACAATCGGAATACCGAATGCGAATGGTGCCACGTATCCTGCTGGTCCACCTAGTGGTGCAACTCCACCACGGATAACGCTTGAAGCGATATCTTGTGGAATTGTTTGGTTTGTTCCAATGCTGTTAGCATATAGGAAATCCTGAATCAAGTTTGATCCAGCAAGGAAGCGAAGGTCTCCACGACGTTGCTTGTACTTACGTGGCATAGCCTTAAGTGCCTTGTTGAATACTTCACGTGATACTGCGGCTCCTGCTGCGTCTACGACACGGCCTGATGCCTTTGCCTTCTTTACAACGCCATCGAATGACTTGTAAAGACCGTCTGCTGTTAGAAGTGTGTCACCGTTAAGAATAACATCTTCGATGTCATTTCCTGCTTGTGTTGCCATCAAACGTGCAATGTGATCTTCTAGATCTGCACCTTCGATGTTATCTTCTAGAGACTCTGTTGAAAGCTCCCAGTCCATGCGGAGTTTCTTTGTTGTTAAAGAGATTTTTGAGAAAGTTACTGGTGCATTTACACCAGTGTTGTCTGCCTCGGTTGCAAGCTTCATAAGCTTCTCACCAACGGACATACGGTCAATCTCGGCTGTGTCTGACTTCATACGAACTGTACGTGCGACCTTACCGATAACGGTTGCGTCGAACATATAATCAAGGAAGCGAGCAGACTGCTCTGGGTTGAGTAGTCCACCGTTGCCATTTTCAGACGCTACGTGTACTCCTGTTCCACCAGTTGCTGAACCGAATCCTGTTGATACCTGAGTACCAGCTGCTACGGCCTTTTCTAATGTTTCATTGCTCATTTTTATACCTACCTTAGTTGAATATTTCGTTTACGGAACCGAGGAAAGAACCGTTCCATTTAGATTTTTTGATTGTTGTTGCTTCTTCTGATCGGCCAAGATCTGAAGACTTCTTAAATGCAGTCTCTGATTCTACTGCGTCGACACGCTTTTGTACACCATCAATCGTGCTCTTGATGTTATTTACAGCGCTTGAAAGTGCTGTGTGTTGTTCTGCCAACTCTGAAATTCTAGCATCTACGCTCTTGCTGAAAGCTTCAACAGTCGTTTGGATTGTTGTTACTTGTGCTGCATTTGCTTCAGATGCCTTGTTTAGAGTTTCTGAGAAAAAGCCTTTTAGATCGCCTAACATCTTCGCAAAATCAGGTTCATCAACCTTATCTTCTGATACTTCGGCTGCTTTTTCCAGAGTCTCGGCAGGAACGTCTTCTGCTACTGCTTCTGCAGGAGCTTCAGCTGGAGCTGCATCATCTGCAACTACTGCTGTATCTTCAACGGCTGCTTCTTCTGCTACTGCTTCGGCTGGTGCCTCTACTGCAACATCTTCGACAACTACGTTTTCTGTATTATCTGACATTTCATTACCTCCTTCTGCGTTTGCCTGTTTTGCAATTGTTTGTGTTTCAGGCAACGTAAATCTTGAATGCTTATATGCATCAAGAATCTTATCTATCTCTTTTGCTTTATTAACGTCTGAGCTTTCAACCCATCCTATTAATTCTGCTGGCTTTCCAGATACTGGAGAGTCGTATGTTTTATCTGTTGAGATAAAAACAGAATCACTGTCTGCACAGTAAAATATGTTTTCAGTTACTACACCTACTGCAATTCCCTTAGCAATGTATTGTCCATTTACTTTCTGAATAGAAAGAATGTTACAAAGTTCATTTGCTGGTGAATCAACAATAGAAAGTTCAATTAGTTCATAGTTCTTAATAAATCTTACGGTCTTACCGTTTGCCTTGTTAACTTCATTGTCTGACTCAAGAATCTTTCCGCCGATTGAGAATCCAGATAGAGTTCCGTCTAGAACTTTCTCCCAGGTGTCTTGTGCGCCCTTTGAGATGTATGCATCTACATACACTCCGTTGAAGAACTCTTTTGACTTTGGATCATAAAAAGTTTCTGGCTTAAATGAAACCATCTTTCCTACCGCATTTGATCCGTGCATTTCACGAATATTCCCACGGAAATTTTCGAATGCCTTGAGACTTGATTCTGCTGTTACAACATCACCAGTCTGATCAACATTGTCTAGGGTTGCGAATCCAGATACGGTTCTCTTTTCACGGTTAACTTTAGTAAAAGGAACCGACAAATTAATAACGTTGCCGTTACTGGTCCATAAAGACTTTTCAATGTTCATATGCTTAATTTTATAGTGTTATAGACTATAAAGCAAATAACAGTTGAGTGGACTTAGTCGACCCGTCTTCCTTCGCCTTTGGCATTTCGGCCTTCTCCCACTTTATCTGAGGAGGATGCGGATCTTTCGGAATCTCGGGCCCTGGTTTTCCCAGCGGTTGCTTTTTGATCAGCAGCCTCTTGGGGCTTTAATTCAACCATTTTATCTCCGCCTTCAACAGGTATCATTCCTTTTCTAATTCTAACTTCATTTGGAGTAATTACCTGCATTCTTAAATATCTTTCATCTATTTGAGATTGAGTGTCTTCATCAGTTAAAGTTAATTCATTAAACTTTAAAGTCAAGGCATCTGTTTTTTCATCAAATATTGCATTAATTTTTTTCTCCAGGGTCATTTGAGCTGGTCGGCAAACCTGCTCTTTAAATGTCTTATCAGCATCTCTGGCTACCGCTAAATTAACCCCCTCTGGAGTTCCTATTTTATTAATTGGAACACGGTGGGCAAGTAGAATTTCGTCTCTATTTGATTTACGATATTTCTCAAATGATCCTTCTTGATTACCCGCTTCAATAGGCTCCATTTTAAATTCAACTTTTGAGTCTGGGCTATCTGCTGGAAGTGGAACATATAGGGATCTGTGATTCTTTCCCTTTAATCCAACTTGGAAAAATTCAAGCAATTTTCTTTCTGACTCTGGAGAAAGCTTTGCTCCCTTAACTGTAATAATATATCTTGGGACCGCTTTGTTTTCAAAGTAGTCTAGATTGTAACGGCCAGATAATTCATTTCCAGCAAGGGCTACCTGTGCTGCAATGATGTCTGGAATTCCATAATAGTTATTCATTGGTGTGTACTTCTTAAAATGAATAATTTCATTTGGGCGATCTTCTTGACCAGCGATTGGGTTCTCTGTTTCATTCTCGCCGAAGTTATTAAAGAATACAGCCTTGCCATACAGCAGCTGAATGAAGCCATCTCTAAGTCTGCGAACACGCATTGTCTTTGCTGGGATATGCCCAATGTACCCAATGTCTCCGCCTGTTGTTCTTCCTATTTCAAGGTAACCGTTTCCTGTTGCTTCAAGATCTGTGTAAACCTTAATTAATGTTTGTGTAAATGTATCTTCAGTATTCGTTGTATCTAGCCAAGCGTGTAGATCTTGACGAAGCTTATTTAGCTTTCTACGTGCCCTCTCAAGCTGTTTGTCATCTGTTATTGAATCAAAGGCATCATTTGTTTTCTTTGTTTCAATAAAGTCATAACCTAGGCCAACAATATTGGCAACCTTTGCATTAATTGCTGCATAGTTATATGTTGAAATTTCATAAATCTTTGAAAGATACTCTTGGTTGTATGGAGGCTCAATAAGATCAAACATAGCGTATCCGCTAATTGCTTGTGCCAATAGGTTTTGTTGTGTTCCAGTATCTTCAATGCCTGAGAATGATTTAGAAAACTCTCTATTAATTCTACGCTTAAATGATGACCCGAGACCTCTAAGCTTTTTGATGTCTTCTAGGCCTATTGCAAACGGGTCGTTGTTTTTTTCATCCTTTTTAAAAGAAAACCAATCCGCTGTATTTGATATGTCGATAATGTTTTCTGAATTATCTTCACCGAGAAATTCTACTGTCATCTTAAACCACCTATTTTTTTCATTTCGTCTTTATAGTTTCCGATATCATATGGATCAGGAACTAGTCCCCAGTCAAGTCTTTGCTTTTGATGCTGGAATTCTTCGTCGTCAATCTTTCTTCTTGCTGAAAGAAATTTAGGCCCGCCCTCATATATGCCAAATGAGCGAACTTCTCTAGCCAAAGCATCGATGTTGGATCTATTTCCTTTTTTGGACGTGACTGAAAGAAAGTTCCCATCGTCGTCTCCAATCCATCTACCGTCAGGCATCTCCCATACGTATATGCCTAGAATCGATTCTTCTTCATTAATGTTATATTTAGCTTTATTAATATCCATAGACATAAATCATACCATTATTCTGTGCTAAAGTCTAGAGTTTGCACAAGAGGTGGACAAAATTATAGGCTAACTGACTCTGGCTCTACCACAGTTATAAAGAACGGGGTCAAATCTTCACCTAGGGCGGACTCTTCAATTCCAAAAGCGGTGTCATTTATTTGATTTACGATATTTCCCGTATATAGCAAGTAGTGATTAAGCTTAGAAGATAGCGGTAATGCATTTTCATATACGGCAAGATTGTTATACATATGCCCAGATCCAGACTTGGAGTCATTTTGATTTTGATTAAACTTAAGGTTGCTGTCTGCCGATGTAAATTCAATGATTATATGGTGAGGCGTATTTACAGCCATGAAGTCCCATACGTTTACTGCGGATGTCCTATTTATACCATTTACATAGATTGAGGATATTCCTGCTTTTGTTATGACCCCCGCATTATTCCACTCGTACCGACTGGCTAATCCGCTCACTAAAACATTGTCGTCGTACTGAGGGGTAAATATAACTTCTACTGTTGAAATTGCTGGGACGTTATTTAAAGAAAATCCGTGTCCGTCATACATAGTAAGACCATTGTTTTTATTATATGACAACGTCTTGCTATTTGTCTTTGGCAAAGAATAGTCATAATTCGAAGATATATAATATCCAGAATTGTCGCTGTAGAAATTCTTTGAACCGTAAAAAGCAATGTCTAGGGATTTTAAAATCGGTAGATATCTGGTGGCATCGTCAGATGATAAAGTTACCCTTAGATAAATAATATCTGAAATTTGATTATCGTTTTTATTAAAGTATGGCAATGGCGATCCATTTGTGCAAGTTCTCCATGTTATGTTGTCTATGCTTGCCTCTACTAAAATTCCTTTTACGTCATTTTCCCAGTGTATCTGTGAGCTAGTAATCCCTAGGTAATTTGGTACAATAAAATGATCTGTGAAAGAAAAAGACTTGGCCCCAACTGCCTCTGGAATATATACAGAAGACTGATCACTTGATAAATACTGGCCATTAATATTTAGCTCGCTCCATAATTTTGATACAGGATATGTATATGAAAATTTGCGCTGCATAGATTCTGTGTTCATGCTAAAAAGGTAACCGCCATCTATAGACGCTATTTGAGATACATTAACTTCCTTTGTACCCTCATTGTAATGACTTAAAATCTGAGAAGGTGATAAGGCATACCTATAAAATCCTACTGAGTCTATTACAAATTTTCCTGTAGAAGGACCACTTTTAAATGTTGCAATGTCATTTAAAAATTTATAATTATCTACAGATGTGGTGTCAACCAAAATACCGTTGACATACAAAGACAAAAGATTGCTTTGGAATATACCTACTACATGAATTGCTTCAGAATTAGATACTGTATGTTCTGCCTTATTGGCACCTACTTGAAATATAATATTACCATTTTCATAGAATATTCCAGTGTCTGTAGCCGTGTCTCCCACAACTGTTGCAGTAGCATTATATGCTGGAAGCAAAACCCAGGCCTCTATTGAAAAAGTATTATCTTTATAATTTTTGTTTGCTATTCCTTTTGGGCTATAGGTAATTTCAGTAAGTGGCAACATTTCTGTTCCTCTTATTCCTCCCGCCACCAAGGGCATTATTTGCCTTAAAGATGTCGAAGAAGCAGATCCATTATTTAAGCTTCCAGAGTAGTCGTAAACAGAGATTCCACCTAATTGTGCATAAACTAATCCGCTATCTTTTAAATCTTGATATGTAGCAAACTGTGATAATAGCTCGGTGTAGTCTGCTATTTGCCCAGACTCTACTTCATCTAATAAATAAAATGAGTTTGGAAAGTCGTTTAAGACTGTATTTTTGTATGACATTCCATCCTCCTTTTTAAATTAAAGTGCTGCTATTTGTGTTTGCTTTTCAGCAATAAGTGTATTTAAAGTTGCAACAGTTGTATCGTCTGGATCAGACTTTGCATTTTCAGCGATAAGTCTTACTTCAAGTGTATACATCTGATACTCTAGGCTTCTAATTTCTGCTTTAGCAATTGCTGCTTTCTCGTCATTTGTTAGAACTGTGTATGTTGGCATTTTATTCTCCTTCTTCTATTTTTGTTTTTTCGGATTCAATGGCTTGAATCTTTTGATCTATTGACTCTATGCTGAGGTTTATTTCAGCAAGCTCCTCCTGAGTTAAGTCAGGAGTAATTTTATTTGTGCTAGTATATTTGTTACAATTAAGTTCTTTTATATACTGATTTAAAATAAAAACTTTTTCTTCTTTTGTTATCATATCATAAACCTTCATTATATCCAACTGGACCAAGGGCCGTCAAATATTGCAAAAGTATTGTCATTTTGCCCATAAAGTCTACATCTCAGATATCTTGCGTTGGCGCTGTATGGTAAATCTGTTGTTGATCTAACCCAATAATTCCAGTTATATCCATTTACTGGACCCCTTGTCATAGATGTTGTATAGTTTATTGTACTGTTAGCAATTGCAGTTCCGCCTCCTTGGGCTGTTCTAACTTCCCACTCAATTCCAAATGGTGTGAACGCACCGCTAAATGATGGGTTATCAATACCCCATTTTATTTGACTTCCAGTTCTTTCAAACTGAACAGTTGGCACACCAACTGAAGGGGGGGCTGCTGTTGTAGTTGCCGATGCAGTTCCGTCACCTCCATAGCCATATCCTGTTTTATTTGCAGCAATTGTTACATAGTATGTTGTGCTTGAAGATAAACTTGATACAGAATATGAGGTATTAGTTGTTGTTGTATTAACTATATTTGTTCCGCCAGAAGATGTTCCAACTTTTACAGAATAAAAAGCTGCTCCAGATACTGCCGACCATGAAATTGTAAATGAACTTGAAGTTATTCCGCTTGTAGATGGGCTAGGTGCGCCTGGAGCAGTATATGCAATTGTAGCTGATGTTTTGTATGATCCATATGGTGTCCAAACATTGTTGTCACCTGAAGCAGATATATAAAAATAGTATGTGCTTCCTTCGCTACCTGAAATACTATAGCTTGCAGCAGTTCCTGTCCATTCTGGTGAATCATAGGACACAGCGGGGTCTAAAGAAATTGAAGATGCGGTAGTCCAATACACTCTATACTTTGTTGCATTTGTTGCTCCGCCCCAAGATACGGATAAATTTGAAGTACTTGCAGAACTGCTAGCGAATGTAGGGGATGTTGCGTTAGGTTGAACAAGGTTTCCGCTGCCAGTTCCATAATCGCTTCGTGTTGCTGCAGCCGCTATAGCAGATGCCACTGATGATCCGTATCCTTGAACATTTCCTGAAGTTCTAGGGTATATAGTAAAGTTTCTAGCACTATCATCAGGAGGATTATAAACATAACTTGTTACGTTACCCACATTTCCAAAAAAAGTACCGTTAACGTAAAGATCATAAGATACTGCGCCAATAGCTGCAGGCCAACTCAAAGAAATCCGTCTAGTTGTATTTACTGCTCTTACTGAAAATGATGCGTTACCTGCAGTTCCTGTACCGTTAAATGTTCGTGCTCCAATATTAACACTTGGTGACCCTGCAGATCCTCCCGATGTAGTTTCATATGTGGTTGCATTTAATATAGAGTTCCAGGATCCGCTGTAGCTTAAACCATTTGGGTTAAATGAGACTGTTGGTGTAGAAACTGACTGTGTTGTATTTGAACCTGTTAATGATGTGACGTGTGGGAGCATTTGGGTTCCAGTAGTAGAAGAAGTTGTTGTGTTACCTCTTTGATTAGTAGCTCGTACTTTAACTCCAATCACTGATTCTGCATCTGCCGAAACAGTTGTATATGTAGAAGATGTCGCTCCAGAAATGTCTGAACCTGACCTAGTCCACTGATATGTATATGATGTTGGAACATACGCATCATTGGAATTCCATGAGCCTACAGATGCACTATATGTACAACCAAGTCTACCGTCGAGTCCTGATGATACTGTTATAGATGGATTTGAAGAAGAAGATGGAAATTCTGGGTAGTTTATTAGCCAACTTGTCCCATTATAAATCCAAGCTTGCTTTGCGGTTGACCAAGACGAACCATTATAAATCTTTAATGATTTTTGTGTTTGCCATGTTGTTCCATCATATGCTTTTATAGTCATATGTTATCCTAGTAGAAAATATATAAATCGCCAGCTGCAGTGCCAGTTGGTGGCGTTCCAGTTGTGTTATAGAATATTTTATTTGAGTTTGCAGTATTTGTTCCGTTTGAATATGCTGTAGTTGCTACAGTTGCCCATGACTCTGCCGTTCCATTTGTAGTTAGAAATTTTCCAGAGTTTCCAGACTGCGCTGGTAAAGAATATTGTGCAACCGTATTCCATAAAGTCGAAGTACCATTTGTACTTAAGAATTTTCCAGAGTTACCAGTTTGTGAAGGAAAAGTTTCCCCTGTGGGACCTGTAGGTCCTGGGACTGTGCTGTCGGCGCCTGTTGCGCCAGTGGCACCTGTAGCGCCCGTAGCGCCTGTTGGACCTACTACTGTGCTGTTAGCGCCAGTTGCGCCTGTTGCGCCTGTAGGTCCTGGGACTGTGCTGTCGGCGCCTGTTGCGCCAGTGGCACCTGTAGCGCCCGTAGCGCCTGTTGGTCCTGCGACTGTGCTGTTAGCGCCAGTTGCGCCAGTGGCACCTGTAGCGCCTGTTGATCCTGTTGCACCTGTTGGGCCAACAATTGTGCTGTCGGCGCCTGTTGCGCCAGTGGCTCCTGTTGCACCTGTGGCACCAGTAGCACCTGTAGTAAGTCTTTGTAGAGTCCATGCTGTGCCATCCCATATCCAAGTGTTCTGGCTACTTGTAAATAATTGATTTAATGAGGGGCTATTTGGAAAGTCTATTGGCATAATATCTCCTATACTCCCGCAATCGCTTTAGCTTCGGCTTCTGTTAAGCCTAACGCCTGCAACTTACTAAGAGCTGAATTTTTTGCTTCTTCTTTATCTAAAATATCTTGTGCTTCTTTATCTTCTATTGCTTTAATTGCATCGCTTAACTGCTTTGCAGTTGGAACTGGATATTCTTGACCTACCCAAGTTATCATAGATATGTCATCATTTACCATACTAAATACAGCATCTGGATACAAATAAAGTATTGCGTTAAAGTTTTTCATGCTAGTATCTCCATTGCTATAATTTGAATTGGATTTCCACTTGGATTAGCACCCCAGTTATTTGCGCTAAGGACGTTGTTAATCTGAATTTTATAAGTTGTTGCACTTGTAGTTGCTGGAGAATCTATATACTGAATTGAATATTGAGCATAGTTTCCAGTATTAACTCCCCCACCATTTGGATAATAAGTACCTAGTACTGCTGAAGTTAATGATGTAGAATTTTTTACAAGTTGAACCAAACCAGATTGATATGATGGACCAGTACCTAAAATTAAAAATGATGTCATTACAAGAATTTTACTTGTTGAAAGTGTTGGGGTAATTGTTACAGATAATCCGCTAACATCTACATATCCTGCTCCACCTGTTGAAGATGTAGTATTTGATGTTGTAGCACTAACAACTTGAACTATTTTTCCACCGCTTGCTCCTGGTAAACCAGTGGCGCCTGTTGCGCCTGTTGCTCCTGTTGGTCCTGCTACTGTGCTATCTGCGCCTGTTGCGCCTGTTGCACCTGTTGGTCCTGTAGCGCCTGTTGGACCTGCTACTGTGCTGTTAGCACCAGTTGCGCCTGTTGCGCCTGTAGGTCCTGGAACTGTGCTGTTAGCGCCAGTTGGGCCTGTTGGGCCCGCTACTGTACTATCTGCGCCTGTTGCGCCTGTAGAACCTGTTGCACCAGTTGCGCCTGTTGCGCCTGTAGAACCTGTTGCGCCTGTTGCGCCTGTTGCTCCTGTAGGTCCTACTATTTGTCCGACTGAACTCCATGAGGATCCGTCCCAAATGTAAAGATCTCCATCTGATTCAACAATTCTTCCATCATTTAAAGTATTGCCAGTAGACGGTAAAGAAGGTACTGTTGCTACTGAAGGCTTTAAGTTTACGGCAACTCCTTGAGTTCCTGTGGCACCTGTTGGTCCTGTTACACCTGTAGAGCCTGTTGCTCCTGTTGGTCCAGATAAAGAAGAACCAGTTTCTATCCAGAACGAATCGTAGTAAGTATAACTTTTACCATTTTCAGTATTAAACCACGCTTGTCCTTGGATTGGATCAAGTGGGGGAGTAGAAGAAGTTAAAGAAAATGTTGCTTGGGAACCAGTGGAGCCCGTTGCGCCTGTTGCGCCTGTTGCTCCTGTTGCGCCTGTAGGTCCTGCTACTGTGCTGTTAGCGCCAGATGCGCCTGTTGCACCTGTAGAACCTGTTGCGCCTGTTGCACCTGTTGGTCCTGCTACTGTGCTATCTGCGCCTGTTGCACCTGTAGAACCTGTTGGTCCTGTTGCACCTGTGGCACCTGTTGGTCCAGAAATTGGTCCTGCATTATCCCATTCGCTATTTACACTATCCCATACATGCAAATTGCCTTGCACCATGTAGCCATCTCCAGGATTTCCTGTTGGATGAGTTGATTGTAATAAAGCTAAAGAAGAAAAAGTTCCTAGAATGTCAATTCCAGTTCCAGCTTGACCAGTTGCACCTGTGGCACCTGTGGCACCTGTTGGGCCCGTAGAGCCAGTTGCGCCTGTTGATCCTGTTGGACCAGCGACTGTACTGTTAGCACCAGTTGGCCCTGTGGCACCTGTTGGGCCTGTAGGGCCTGCAACTGTGCTGTTGGCACCTGTAGATCCAGTAGGACCTGTTGCACCTGTGGCACCTGTTGGTCCTGCAACTGTGCTGTTAGCACCAGTCGACCCTGTAGCACCTGTTGCTCCTGTAGGACCAGTAGGTCCTGTAGCTCCTGGGTTTGCTGTTAAGTAATCATCAATGTCTTGTGCAAGATAACCTAAGTCTCTAGGAATGTCAGGAGACATATCCAGTGTTGGATATCTGAAATTCTTAGGAGTTAAATTACTAGGCATTTTTAAATTATACCACTTTTAAGATTCTGAGCATCATGATAAAACGCAAGATTGTCATGCAGTCTTTGATCTTCACACAAAGAAACAGCTATTTCTCCATGCTTTGAAGCCTCTTCAAAGTCTCCTAGATTATAGTTTGCAAGGGCTAGTAGGTCATGGGGCTTCCATCCCCATGCTTCTGACTCACAAAAATATCCTAAATACTTTTCTTTTATATTTAAAGCAAGTTGTGAATATTCTTTTACTCTGTACCAATCTCCTAATTCATAAAAATGTTGAGCTAGGTCTACAAAAGGCTCTCTTCTTTCTGGGCATTCCTCAATAGCTTTTCTAAGCCAATACTCTTTATTATCTGGTTCACA